GGTTCGCTTCCAGAAGGCGATCCCTGGGGTCCGCGCAGGGCCATCTCGAGCGCAGCCTTTGGCTTGGGCAACGTCGATCCGGCAAGTGGCTCCTGGGAGGCTTCGGGCATCGGCAAGGGCGTCGATTTCCTCGGCAACGTTCTGCGCCTTCCCGGGCGGGCCATAACCGGCATCCACCAGTTCGGGCATTCGATGGCTTATTCGATGGCGAAGCATATGGGCGCGTGGGGCGATGCGATGGATGCCGCTCGCGCAGAGGGTCTGAGCGGCACTGAAGGCTATCAGCGAGCGCAGGAGGTCTATCAAGACTTGCTCGAGAATACCCCGGCGGAACTACGGCTCAATGCTGCCAAGGAAGCCGACCAGATGACTTTCGTGAATAAGCTCGAGAATACGCCGGCGGAGGCCGCTCAGAAGTTCTTTCAGTATCCAGTCTTGAAACAGCTCTTGCCGTTCTTTCGCGTGGGCTACAACGTCAAGATGGCGGGCTTGAATCTCACTCCTGGTTTGAATGTGGTGACTCAACTGCCCGACCTTCTTTATGGGTCTGCCGGTGAGCGTTCCGCAGCTCTCGCGCGGATTGGCATGGGTGCCATGTTCGGCATCGCCATTGGCCACGAATTCCACCAGGGCAATTTGCAACTGGACAAGTACGGGTCGCCCAAGATTCGCATTGGCGACCGCCTGATTTCGGTTCCTCCACCGCTGGACGTTCCGATCGGCACGGTTGGCAACTACATGCAGAACGTGGCCGCGACTCCGCCTGGTCCTGGATTCACTGGGCCAACCCTAATTCAAAAAGCTAGTGCTGCTGCGCGTGCGCTCGGAACGTCGCTCGCGAACGATTCGATCGTCCAGGGCTTGGTTAATCTCAAAAAGCTTTGGGTCGATGTCGCCGAAGGCAAGGAAAAAGCGCTCGAGCAGTATGGTGGAGAACAATTATCCGGCCTGGTTCCGTTCTCAGCAGCTCTAAAAGGCGTCGCTCTCGGCACTGATCCATATAAGCGCAATCCGCAAACCGTCGGCGAGGAAATTCAGACGGGGATTCCTGGAATGTCGCAGCGAGTCGATCCGGCCGTGGACATCTTCAATAAGCCGGTACCGAATCCGACGCTCGGCATTCCCGAGCGGATGATCTATCCGGTGAACGTGTCGAAGATACCGCCCGATCCGATCGCCAATGAGATTGCTCGGCTCGACATCCAGGCGCCTTATCCGCCGTCTTATCTGACTCGAGAGCAGGCTGCGCGTTGGTCCGAACGTCGAGCGGAGGGATTACATGACGAGCTGAGCGCATACATCAACAATCCGGCTTATAAGCAGCTCTCCGACCAGTTTAACAAGGCTCGCATACAATCGATGGTTGCCGCACATACGCACGTGGCAAACGTGATGATGCTGACCGAGCCGGGACTGTCGCAATTGATTCTCGACCACAAGATGGCGCTGAAAGGATTGCAAGTACAGACGGATCAGCAGGCGCCGTTAGCGCACATATTCGGCGTCCAAGGTCCGGCCAGCACGGTAGTCCCGCCGATAGTGCAGCCCGATGAAGGTGCAGCCCAATGAATAAGAAAACATCTCGGCCGCCGCCGTTGCTCAACTTCGACTGGTATCCGCCTGGGCCGGTCTGCGAACGCTTCGTCGCTTCCGACGCTCTCGTCTGCGGCATCCGCGGTCCATTCGGATCGGGCAAATCGGTCGCCTGTATCGCCAAGCTGTTGCGCAACTTCACTCAGCAGAAGCCCGGGCCGGATGGCGTCATCCGCCGGCGGACCGCGATCGTTCGAAACACCTACGGGGAGCTTTCGACGACGACCATCAAGACCTGGCACGCCTGGATTCCGCGGACCGTCGGCCATTTCATCGAGCGCGCGCCACCGACGCATACGATTATCGCGAACGACTCGAGCGGCCGCCCAGTTGTCGAGTGGGAAGTCTTATTTCTCGCCCTCGATCGGCCGCCCGATGTGGCGAAGCTGCTTTCGATGGATCTGTCCGACGCCTGGATAAATGAAGCGCGCGAGCTCCCGAAAGCGGTTCTGGATGGCCTGACAGGTCGCGTGGGCCGGTATCCGCAGACGGTTCGGAATGCCGAGGGCAAGGTCACGCATGGCTGCGCGGCGCCGCAAATCGTCATGGATACCAACCCGCCCGATACCGATCACTGGTGGGCCAAGATGGCCGACTTTGCCGACCCTGAAACGATCGACAAGAACCAGGAGATCGCCGAGTTGCTCCACAACCTCGGCACCTTGAGAACTGACCAGAAACTCGACGAATTCTTTTCCCAACCATCGGGTCGACTTCAGCTGGGCGCGGAAAACGTTGGCAACCTTCCGGCCGGCTATTACGAACGCCTCATGGCCGGCAAGTCGGCCGAATGGATCAAGGTTTACGTCGACGGCGATTACGGCTTCGTCCAGGAAGGCAAGGCGGTCTATCCCGAATATTGCGATTCCACCCATTGCCGCGAATTTGTACTTAATCGACACCTGCCGATGTATGTCGGCATCGACTTCGGGTTGACGCCGGCCGCGGTCTTCGGTCAGCGGACGCCGATGGGCGCGTGGCGGATTCATTCCGAGTTCGTCACCGAAGACATGGGGGCGTTACGATTCGGCCAGATGCTTGGCCAGATAATGCGCGAGCGCTATGCGGGCATGACCTTCGCAGCCATCACCGGGGATCCGGCGGGCGAAGGCCGCGCCCAGACCGACGAAACGACACCCTTCGAGATGCTGCGCGTCTCAGGCATCGTCGCCTATCCGGCGCCGACCAACGACTACTCGAAACGGCGGGAAACCTTCGCGTTCTTCCTCAACCGCATGATCGAAGGCGATCCGGGGATGCTGGTTCATCCGAAGTGCCAGCGCCTCCGGAAGGCATTGGCGGGCGCGTATCACTATCGGCGGATGGCCATTGTCGGCGAGGAGCGCTACCACGACCAGCCGGTCAAGGACATGGCAAGTCATGTGGCGGAAGCGGGCCAGTATCTTCTCTTGGGCGCCGGCGAGGCGCGGACAGTCTTGCGCGCCAGTCCTGAGCTCCGGAATCGGCGAGCGGCTTTTGCCGACTTTGAAACTAATCCATTTGCGAGGTAGGCCGATGTCGGTGGTCGAGCAATCAATTCGAATCAATTATGTCGGCACTGGCAGCACCTCAAATTTTGCCGTGCCGTTCTACTTCATAGCCCAAGGCGACCTCGAGGTCGTGGTCGGGGGCGTGACGACGGTTCTGAATAGCGACTATACGGTGACGGGAACGCTCGATCCTAAGCTGAACGTCTATTCGAATGGTGGCACGGTCGTTTTCACGGTGCCACCGGTCGCCGGTGCCCAAATCTATATCACGCGAATAACCGCGCAGACCCAGCCGGCGACGTTCAACCCGGGCGATCCGCAAATGGCGGGCACGGTCGAGGAAGCTTATGACCGTCTGTGCGTGCTTATCCAGGAGCTCGCGACCGGCCTGATCGGTGTTCTGCCCGGACCGCCGACTTCGGGCAATTACTTTCAAGGGCAGTGGTTCATCGTGTCGCCGGCTGTGGCAGGGCAGCCGTTTATTTGGGCCTGCACGGTGAGTGGCAATCCCGGCATCTGGAACGCGATACCGCTCGGGTTGTGAGGAACCATCTATGACGCTCAGGCTTATCTTCGCACTTCTGGCAGCTGTACTGATTGCGAGCACCGCGCTTGCCCAGTCGCCTTCGACGGTTCAGCAGAATGCATTTAGCTATACGACTACCGGTGTGCCGTTTGCCTATCTCGCAACCCAATGCGGATCCGGTACGGCGCCACCGAGCCCGCCCAACTGCGCTCCGCAATATAACGGCAGCATGATCTATTGTAAGGACTGCGCGGCCGGCCCATTGGGCTCATGCGTAGGCGGTGGCAGTGGACTGGTGGCCAAGCACGTGGGTAGTGCCTGGCAATGCGCTGACGTGGCGGTGACCGGGGGCAACATGTCGAATTACAGCGGCCCCATTTACATGACTGGTAGCAGCGGCAACGGCAGTGACCAGATCAGCAATGTCAATATTAATGGTGTGGCGAATGTCAAGGCATACGGAGCGTATGGGGACTTGGTTCTGGACCTGGGCAAGGATTGTTCGATGAATGCAGGACTCCCTACCTTGAGCTGCACGACGGCACCTTTTAAGGCAACGGATATAGGAAAGAGGGTATTTGTCCCAGGCTTAGTCACGCAACCGATAACGGGAGCTGTGAGTAATGGCGGGTTGATTCAATTGACCGTCACCAACACGGCCCTTTTGAACGCAGCCAACAGGCTCATCATCGAGGGTCTTGCGACTGGCACGACTGAGGCCAATGGTTCGTGGGCGTTCACCATCAATGACAGCTCGCATATCACCCTCACGGGGTCGACTTATACCCACGCCTATACCAGCGGAGGGTCAATCTACAACGTTCGCACCCCGACGCTGGACACGACCATCACGGCTTTTACCAGCTCAACTTCTGTAACCATCGGTGCGTCTCCGACCGTGGCGGTGAGCGGACAAAATATCGCGTATGGCCATGACGACACGGCCGCTATCCAGTCAACGTACAATGACGGCACTCATAATGTCATGTACTTCCCACCGGGGAACTACCTGAATCGCGGCCAGAACTGGACCTCGGGCAACAAGGCCACGATCTATGGAGACAATCAGTATGGCGCCACGGTGTTGGTGTCACTCAACGTGACCGACCCCGGCGGCAATCCCGGCGCCACTTCAGTTGGTGTCCAACATGCAGGATATGCCGACAATATTAATGGCATAAGCTTCATGGGGGGATTCCAGAGCGCACCTGACACCTCGCCGTTGATCACGTTTCTGTCGGCTCGCACCTCGAATACCAGTACTAGTCCACAATTCAACATCGACCATTCCTTCAATGATGATTACTTCCAAACTTATGCGATCGATGGATATGGACTGGTCTTGTATGGAGCCGAACAGACCCACCTTTTCAACTGTGGTGTCGGAAATTCCTCTTCGTCCAAAGGGATCATGTATGTAAGCGCCTGCAATACACCGGGGTTTGTTGCACCTTATAACACCTTGGTAGCCGCGCCCACTTCGATGACCAAGGTAGGGTGGAGCGGAACAAAGAGTATCGGCAGTGGCCAAAATGCAGGGTTACAGAATGGTGGTGCTCTGTTTATGTTCGATGATGCCTGCAACCCCTTTTCCATATACCAGGAACGGTTTCAGGACGCTTTTGTTAACCAGGCCAATTCGGTTACGTTCCGCGACACTTACACGGGGTCGGGGATAACCGAGATGACCCGACATTTTGATATTAGTCAGTGGTACGTCGAGACGCAGACACCCAATCAGGATTATTTCATTAATTGGGGCGCATTGTTTTACGAGGGCGAGCTCAACAATGTGGCGTTTTTCGCGCCGTCAGCGGTGGGCGCTCCTCCGTTTAACTTTAGGATAGGATTTCAAGACAGTAGGGCGAAAGTAGACTCTTCAGGTCCGGCCAGTGGCGCGGCAATATTCACCACACCTACCTGTTTGCTCTCGACCCTAGACTTGGGTGAGCAGAGTCCAATAGCTGCTAATTGTTCTGATTGGTTGAGTAATCTCGGTGCGACGAATGGCTTAAATTTCTGGAATGGATCGGCGACTGTGGCAGCGCCACAAATACAACCACTCTCAATTGGCTCTCCGGGCACAGGTGGGGCAACCGGCGCCCTCCGAATCTGTACCGGATCGACTGCGTCTGTGTCAGGTGGAGGTGTACTTGCTGCCGGATCCAACTCTTATGCCGGCACGATCACCGGGATTGCGGCTACGGCAAATACTATAACCATGGCGAATTGTAATTGTGCTAACCAACTGGTCCCAATCATTATCGACCAGGCTGGCAGCGCAATCACTATCGCTGGTGCAACCGGGAATTCGGTGAATTATTCTGGTACTGCCGGCCACAATGTCAGTTATCAGCTGGGTTGTAGGTAGAATGAAACGATTGGTGATTCTATTACTGCTTCTTTCATCTCCCGTTATGGCGCAGACTCCGCCTGTACAGCCAACTGCAATCCCTACGGTGGGTGTGCCGTACTATCATCGCTCAGGCAAACCTTTAATGCCTGTACCAAAGCCGACGCCTATGCCAGCTAAATGAAAACTCTGCTCTTATTGTTATTGCTGGTTGGCACGGCTTGGGCTCAGACCGGACCCTGCAACGAGTTTACGATCGCTCCGTCGCCGACCTCCACGCAAATATGGACAGGTTGGGGCGGTCCGCTCGGCTATTTACTGGTACAAAACGTCTCTCCCGTAGCCACTGGGTGTGACGTGGTCTGCTCCCTGGGTACGCTGAACACCGTCACATTCCCTAATGGCACTTTGCTATTGCCTCACGGTGGAGCTTGGCTTCCCCAGGCACCAATACCAGGAGTTGATTTGGCATGTTCAGCAAATGGCTGCACTGCTGCTGTCAATGTCTGCTGGTGGTAGCTTGGGTTGGAACGGCGCACGCTCAGGGTGCGCTGTCAGCCAATCTGGTTCCCATGAGCGGGATGGCTCAGCCTCTCGATCCGAATAGTGTTCCACCGCTCGGAGGCGGATCGGTTACCGATTCCATGTTGGCCAATGCTTATAGTGGCGTTGGTACTTGTACTGCAGGAGAATTTGTAACTGCCTTAACGCGTAACGCTAGTCCAACTTGTGCGACTGCTACTGGTCCAGCCGGACCAGCAGGGCCAGCAGGCCCAACAGGATCTCCTGGACCAACAGGCGCCACAGGACCAATAGGTCCAACCGGCGTTCCAGGTCCGGCAGGCACACCAGGAGCGACAGGACCAGCAGGTCCGGCAGGTCCAGCTCCTAATGGTGCGCCTCCGGCCATTGTAGGTTACAGCGGAACCAATACAGTTGAGTCCGATCTGGTATCTGGTGGAGCTGGAAGCTGCGTATTCACGCGACCTTCAGCTGGCACCTATACGATGACTTGTTCTGGCTACGCTCCGCTGGCATCCCCTACATTCATAGGCACCGTAACTTTACCTGATGCTTCGACCATCACTAGCGCGGGCCAAAACAATGTGGCAGCGCTTGGAATAGGAGAGCCCGTACAGTCCGGGAATCTGTTAGCAGCAACCCTTAACACGAATGGCGCTGCTTCTTTCAATCTGACTAACCCTAACGCGGGAGCAAATGCACAAGCTTCTTATGGGTTAAGCACTGGAACCGGCGGATCTATTTACCCAACAGCACTTTCGGCTTTCGGTTCTGGTTGGACAGGAAACGTGTCAATTCCTGCCAACAGCGCCGCCCTCACGACCAGCGAGCCTAACGGCCTGCAGATTGCAACTAATACCACTCCCAACAAAATCTGGTTTGGTATTGGCGGAACAACGGAAGGTACTTTTGACACCAGCGGGTTTAACGCGGGTGCTATAGCCGCGACCAGCAGCATGTCTTTGGGCGGCTTTCCGATGGGAACCGTTACCAGCTGGACCCCTACGATCATCGGCGGTACGACGAATCCAACGGTCACATACGTGGCACAGATCGGAAAATACGCCCGAGTGGGGGCGCAATTTTCCTGGTACTTTTACGTTGGATGGAGCGCGTTAAGCGGCGGTAGTGGATCTGTGCAGGTCGGTGGGTTTCCTTTAATTCAATCGGCGGTTGCCAACGAGTTTCCTGGTGGTTCGGTTTACAACTTTAATGGTGTGACTATGGGAACTGGATATACGGTATTAGCTTGTCAAATTGCCTCAAGCACCAGCACATTTTTGATAAATGAATATGGTTCTGGAGTAGGGGCCGCTAATCTGCCACTGACCGGACTAGCAGCTGGTGGCGGTCAATTACTTTGCTCAGGTTGGGGTAATACGTCGGGATAAGATGACGACGCATTAACCTTCCAGAGCAACCGAACTGGTAGGAAATAGGAGAACTTTATGGGAGGAGTAGTTCCAACATTAAATACGGAAGCGCCAGATTCCACCGCTGTATTGCGATTCGACACGCGGGCAAGATTCCTAATTGGCCTGCTCATCATCGCGCAGTTTGTCCTATTGGTCGGGTACGTGGTTTTCAGCGGCCGGGAGTTGCCAGATAGCCAGCTGATCCTGGGTGCCGAGATTGGCTTCGTGGTGACCGTGCTTAACTATTTTTTCGGCTCTTCGAGTGGCTCTGTTATGAAATCAGCATCTAAGGATACGAAAGCCACCGGGCCATAGCCCCATAGGAGAATTACGTCATGCCAGATGAAAATGGCGTGCATGAAGGATTAGCCGGCGCGAGCCAGTCGTTCCCCGCGGTGAGCGGCCACGCAGGTTATGCAACGGTCTACAACGACCCGCAGGGTTACTTCCGCACCATCGAGCCAGGCTTCAACGACGTCCTGTGCATTGCCCCCGGCTATTTCCCTCCCGGTTACCGGGTGCCCAACGGTGCGAAGGGCGGCGGTTATCCGGCCTCGGGATCGCAAGCCAAAGGGACCGAACCCATTCGTCTTCAGCCGCCAGTCAGCGGTGTCAACCGAGTTCAATACTTGAGTCAGGTAAAGATCCTCGTAAGGAACCCTGGCAGCGCCAGGGCGAACTTTTACGTTGGGCTCGGCGTGGTCAACGTGAACGGGCCATCGAGGCCAATTTTTCCATATCTCGGATACGCGCACGACTTGGGCGTGTGGGAAAACCAGATGGCGCCAGAAAACCTCGGTCCCGGCGATGCGAGAACGGTAACAATGTTTAGAGTAGATACTTGCGACGATCAGATGGACGGTGGAATACAGGGCTGGCCGACTTGGGAGGTCACGCCTGATCCCAAGACGCTGCTTTTTCCGGCGGTGGCGATCAATTTTGCCAACGTCGGCTCGGGCGCAATCGAAGTTGGAAACGTATTCGCGGTGGGTGTGGTGCTCTGAGCGACAACCTGGAATTGGCCAAGGAGGTCTCGGAGAAGGCCCCTTGGTGGGCGACCGCGCCGATCTGGCTCGCTGCTGGCATCGTGGGCGTGCCGAGTTTGATGGCCATCGGTGCGGGCTACTTCATCGCGCAGACCGTGGTTCATAATCAGAAGTTATTGGAGCAGTACAACCTGAGCGAGTTGCACCAGTTGGGCACGATGAATACCGAACTGGATCAGCGTTGGCAGGCGATACGGCAGTACATCATAGATGATCTGCGCGCTCAGTATCAGACTTGTATTCATGCGGCCAAGACCAATGACCAGCGGAGTGATTGTCTGACCCCACAGTCACGGATGGAGGAGTACGGCATCACCAAGAAAAAGAACGTGGCAGCAGGGGAATGAAGCGCCAAGTGAAAGAGTGCATCGAGTGCGGCGACCGCACGGTGCACTGGTGCCCACGCTGCCAGCGCTACGTCTGCCACCGCTGTAAGACTCTGCATAAGGCGAAATGCTTAGGAGGCCCATGATGGAATACCTATTTTGCATTTGGGCAATAGTTTATATCGTGTTCCAACTGCCGGTGCCGCCAGCTGGTGGAACAGGATACGCCAAGCTCATTGTCGGTCTGGTCGGAATAATTTTGTTGATTCTCGTACTGCTCGGAATGATGCCGCGGCATGGCTAAAGGGGATTCCTTAATGGGTAAGTCAATAAAGATTGTGTTAGTAGTGTTGCTCGGGACGCTATTCCTGAATAGCGCGGCATGGGCGAGGCATCATCACAAGAAGAAGGCCTCGCCTACGTCTACGCCAACAACGAGTACGCGGATTTCTAACCCGGCGAGTTCACCGGACCCGCCAAAATAATTGAGGAGGATAGTGTATGGACGCCTTTTTCGCGATGATCGTTCCGATGCCGATGCCATCTCGCCCACCCGGCGAGACGCCGCCGTGGTATCCGGGGCATCCTGAGCACCCGATTCCACCGGGAGTGTGGCCGACGCCGCCACCGGGAAGTGCTGGACCGCCACCGGGAATCTGGCCAGGCCCCGGAGTTCCTACTCCACCGATCTATTATCCGCCAAGCGTCTGGCCAGGACCTGGGTATCCTGCTCACCCGATCGCTCCGGGTGGTCCGCCTCCGGGGATTTGGCCTGGCCCAGGTGTGCCGACTCCACCGATCTACTACCCTCCGAGCATTTGGCCCAGTCCCGGTTACCCAGCGCATCCGATTGCACCGGGAGGCCCACCGCCGGGAGTATGGCCGGGTCCGGGGGTTCCTACGCCTCCCATTTACTACCCGCCAGTGTCGGTCATGCCACCGATTTATTATCCACCAGAGGCGGGAGCTCCTCCGGGTATCTGGCCCAGTCCGGGCGTTCCCACACATCCGATTGTGCTTCCTCCCGAGGAGGTGCCGCCGAATGTGCCGCCTGACAAGGCGCTGCTCATCGTTTACGTTCCGGGCGTAGGCTATAAGGCAGTGGTGATCCCGAAGCCGGGACCTCCAGGCAATTTCCCTCCTGATGTGTCGCCCGTGGCTGCGAAGAAGTAAAAATGATTGCCGTCACCTCGGACTTGATCTGAGGTGACGGCATGTAAAAAGGGGGATGGCGGATGTGGTTACGGTCTCGGTGTTGCGCTTCGTCTAAGGAGTTTCTCCATCCCCCAAGTTCGATTAAATCCTGCGCGCTAGAGCAATTCAATGAGCCGTGATGGCAGGCCAAAAGACATGGTGTGAGATAACCTGCTTCGGCTGTAAGCGGCCGATCGTATATACGTGGGCAACACCGTCGAAGTATCAGCAACTGATGGAGGGAGTCTTCTTTTGCCCGTCCTGTTATGTGCGGACGGCGTTGCCAGACCTGAAGGGCTCGCTGCGCCGGCAGTGGCGTAGCATGCGACCAATTCAGGAAGAACTGAACTAGGCCACTTTTCTACCGCGCTTTTCCTTGGCAACGCTGACCCCTTCCTTCAGCGCCTTCTCTACGATCATTTTGACGATGGTTGCTACTCCGCGGCTGCCGGCCTGATCCCTCAGAGCCTTGAGCTGCTCGTAGCTTTCCGGAGCTAGCCGCAGGAACACAACTTTCCCTCTAGGTGATTGGATTTCCATTCCATCAGGATACCATGATTAGCATTGGCGTCTAGCGTCCTGCTTATCAAGCGTTACCTGCGGACGAGCAGAGCTGGCCGGGACGATGACGCACCGATGCTTCTTGCCACATGCCGCACACACCACAATCGGCCGGTTGCGCCAGCGCACGGCTGCCGCCTTGCGTGCCTGCTTAGTGTTTAATGACATTGCTATTCTTCTCGTACTTGGAGATCATCGCTCGTAGTTTCTGCGCCGCAACTAGGTGGCGCTTTCTCATCGCCTTAATCGCATCGCTAATTTCGTCCACCCACTGTTCGCTATCGAGCACGACATTCTTCATCACCTGGGTCACCCGTATCAGGCCACCCCAATGACCAAGCACTTCTGAGAGCCCCCCCAATTGCACGACCTCGGCGCGAATTAACGTCACTGTGTTCTCTACTTTCTTGAGCACCCGGACCAATTGCTTCTCGCCGCTCTTTACCTTTTTTGCCATGAATCGGCACCCCACTCCTTTCAAGCACCAAGCATCGTACTTGATGCCGGATGCCTTCTAAAGAGTCAGGAGCCTCTTTCATTATCGCCATATTGCCAACTCGGGCTCGAGGCCGTCATGCAGCTCCGCCTCGCGCACTTCCATCTCGACCCGCGGCCGGTCGCTGTACCATTTCTCGATCCTCGCAGTCACGATGAACTTGTCATCCCGTACCACGATGCCGGTGATTGCATCGGCGCTGGCCTTGCAAAGATTGTCAATGTCGGGAGTCACGATTGGCCGCATGAGCCCACGGCGGCAGAAGTCCTTCTTGCGGTTAGACCATGACTCAGGGATCTGGAAGTAGACCCGCAGCGTAAAGTCCACGGCACAGGCCAGCGGCGGCCGGCCTCTCATGACCTGGCTCGCCGTGTAGCGGGCCTGATCCTTCCAGCCGGCGTACTGCTTTGTATCGTAAGCGTGAGTTCCGAATCGGCCGTCCTTGGCCGTCCAGCTCGCCACCTTTTTTTGAAACGGTCGCGCTTCTCCAGCCACGATTATGACGATGGGTCCGTTCATCTCAGTGGTTGTACGTGCTCGTGCAGCTTGAGCCATCCGCGCAATAGGACCTCGTTGATGCGCCAGTCTCTGTGCGGCATCCGCGCAATCACGTCCCATTTGAACTGCTGGTGGAGCAGGACCGCGCGATCGTCGTTCTTCAGATAATCCGCGAGGATGGCGAGAGCCGTCTGAGCAGGACCACTGCCGCCATAGCCCCACTCAAAGCCGGTCGGGCTGTGGTTGAACAGATCCAGTCGAGAATTGATCTTCTTGCCGTCGCGAGTGACGACGCATCGGCCGCCGAAACGATACCCTCGGTAAACCATCATAGAGTTCCCTGTCGTTCCCACCAACGGACCACTGCCATCCGGATGCGTTTGAAAACTTTATGCATTGTCAGGCTCCCTGCGCGTGCGCGGTTCAAACTTGTGCTCGACCACAAGTCCCGGCGGCTGAACCATTCCGCGGTTGGCCGTGAGCAGCTTCTTGACCTGTCCGTACTCGTGACTCATCAGGTGCCAGAACGCGACATTCTCTGTGACCCAGCGGCGATATGCGGCTTCGTCCGTGAAGACGAAGTTGCCGCCGTCATCGCGCTTGGGCACCCAGACCTCGACTAGGGACTCGCCTTCGGGCTTGCCTGCGTCCGGGTCCATGTTCACGGTGATCGGAATGACGGGTGCCTTGGCTCGCATTTCGGCTTCGCCCTCTTTTCCAATCTCGCGTAGATGAGCGACCTCTGCTTCGCGTTGCTTGGCCGCGAACAGATTGGCCTGTTTCTCGCGTTCCAAACGCTCGGCTTCGACCTCCATTCGGCGCTGGATCTCCCAATCCGATCGAATGGTGTTGCAGTACTTGACGAGGTCATTCGCCGGTTGGCTCGCCTTCTTCAGCGCTTGTGACCAGAAACGATGTGCCTGGTAGAGCCGGGTCGATTGGACCTTCAGTTCCGAAGATTCGATCCCATCCAGATAGCGCTTGGCATCTTCCGCGAATTCCTTTGCCATGGTGGCCTTGATGAGACTCGGCTCCATGGCGCGGAGCTCCTTGTACTTTTCCTCGAGGTCGTAACGCGCCTCGTTAAAGCTTCGGGCGACTTCTTGCGCTTCAACCTCGGGAGTAACTGGTAGGTTGTTCTCCATTTCGGAACTCCTGAATTGTCCAGTAGG